GATTGCACTCCCCTGAAACCTTTGATCTAAGATAAGCAATTAAGTTATACTTAGATTCTTGGTNCAGATTAGAATCCANTTGAATTTCAATGGATTTTTCTAACCACCTTTCACAACTCATGTGCCANCCGTAAGGATGACGCATCATTATGATGGGNAAGGGTGAATNCCAGCAGAGTGCTGANCATAAGATGAACGTATAAGGGTATTATAACCCTAGTACCTTATATAGTCAAGCACTTTTGTAATTTGTGTTACAATTTTATGATTTCTTTATACCACCATGTGGCCATGGATTATCAAAGTCCATTGGTGGTTGTGGTTTAAATGTTGTAGGGAGTTTCACACCTTTGGGATTATCAATCTCTTCTTGTGTGGGCACAATAATACGAATAGGAGTTCCTTCTCTCTCAAACTCCTCATTCATCTTAATATATGTCTCTGGGGTAATCTTCTCAGTCACAGGAATAATAGTCAATCAATTTTTGTACTTGTTTCTTATCTGCACCACATGGAGCATTTCTTAAGCACATAAGGATACACTGAGTATCAGTGATAGGAGGTTTCATAGTGAAACCATTCTTATCAACAGGTGCTTCTGCTTTTTCTTTTTCAGTTGCTTCCATCCATAACCTCTCATTCTTTTCTCGTGGGTCTTCCATTAGTCCCTTTGCCTCCAATCGTCTGGGCGATCGTGGTTGAACCAATCTGCAATATCATCTGCGCTATCGAAACCCGTGCGATGTGAGGATGGGTCCGGGTCACCTAATCCCATCCTATTGCAAAAATCATCGATACTACCATCCTTCATATCTGGGTTATTTGCCTGCCTGCGAGCACGACGCATCATTTCGTTCGCAGTGGTATTTGCCTTAGCAAGTTTATTAGCCCATATCATGTCTGATAGTTCTACCGTCTCACCTAGACTGATTCTTTTACAAATACCTTCTAGGCGAAGGCGGTATTGAGTTGATAGCATTTCTTCTAAGCAATTTTTGAAAAAACCTTACAGGTCAAAAATTTACCGGGATTTTTTTCCGGCGATCTGGGGAATTAACGTCGCTTTTTGGTTTCGGGTGGTTCATAACCCCAAGTCTTAGGGTTGACTGACCCATACCCAAACTCTATCTTCTGTACGGCACCAGGTCCGTACGTATCATAATACAAATCAAAAAGACGAACATCCTTACCAGATCTCGTAACATCCATGTAAGTTTGTCCGTTATACACATATGTTATTAACTTTGCATCACTGGGAAGTGATTTATCGTTAGCCAATTGGCGTGTCGTCTTCTCTTGAAGAACTTCACATCCATACTTTCGGGCGACACTCACGACAGATACGGAATCATCAGGCATCTGCTGCTCCTCTTTCTTGATAGTGGGTGCTTCACCCAGTTGATGTGGCATTAAGAACGACCCCCCCATTTGATTTGTGGAAATGCTTTGGCAACTACAGATTGTGTAATCTTGTACTTGTCAGAAAGTTTTTTATCTTTCACAAGAACCAGAATCTCTGCTTCCAGTGGATGTAATCCAGTAAGCATATTGATAAACATAGACTCTCGTCTCAGTGCTTTCAACCCATCATTGCCACCCTTGATAAAGTGATAGAAGTTTTGATACTCACGTTCAATGGTGGTACGACCTTGCTTCTCATCGGCAACAGACATCGTGCCTTTTTCATACATATCACGAACTTCACTGCTGATTTTACTGGACAGAGAACCGCCTTTGTAAACAGTCTGTTCAGTAGGATCACCATAAGGAACTTCACCTTCAGGGAGCATTGAGATAACACTCTCGTCAAAGTTCCAAATCAAAAGTGCACGAATAGATGGATGATTATATTTCTGAAGCACCTCTGCTTTCTTAGCAGCACTCCGTTGCTTTGATACTAAATCAAATACTTCAAAGGCAAATGGATGTGGAGGAAGTTCTACAATCTTAGTCGTTGTCTTCTTCGTCGCTGTTGTTTTCGTTGTCATAATTTTCAAAATTGAATGCAATAACTTGGTCTGGAATTAGATTTCCATTTTCATCGAACATTTCGGGATGGGTTGTTGGCATCTCCCGATAGTTCATCATGTATTCCCTAGCAGTCCAACCACCAATCAACCCCACTATGAGAAATAAAATGGTAAGGAAAGAACCAAAAACTAAACTAGCTGCTAACATCTTTTTTTCTCCGGGTGACTAACTTTTTGTTCCTTATGTTAAAGGAAAATTCAAAGTAGATAGTTACTTCCCGATTAAGAAAGCTAACCATCTTTTCAAATATGATATGAAATGGTTGTGTTTGCTTTCTCTTACCTCCATTAATAAAAAAATCAACGCCACGATTGACGCTGGGTTTGTCTTTATTTAGTTCTGTATCAGACAAGGTGTTTTTGTTTCAAATACTTAACAGTTTCCATACATCCGCCTAGTGGTTCAGAGTTACAAACCACCTGTGGGAATGTAGAACCTTCACCAAATTCAGCATAGAAACTTTCTTTGGTGAAGTCCTCACCAAGAGTATACACCACAAAGTGCTGCCCTGTCAACTCCAGGACTTGTTTTACCTTATAGCAATAGGGACAATCTTCTTTGGAATAAACCGTAAAATTCATACGCTCAGTTTTTCTAAATTATATATGAATTTACGGAAGTGGTCAAGTTGGAACTTTTCGATAACGTACTATAACAATACCAGAACCACCATTTGCACCTGTACCACCATCGCCGCCGCCACCACCGCCGCCGCCAGTATTTGCAGTACCGGATGTACTTGGGCTTGGTCCAGGTACACCAGCACCGCCGCCGCCAGCACCACCAACTAAGTAACCAGGATTACCACCACCTCCACCACCTGCTAGCCATCCACCAGTTACGTCAGTGCTTGGAGAACCACCACGTCCACCAGATGATGATGGTCCAGGTGTTCCGACAGTGCCTGGATCTGGACCCCCAATAAGAGTTCTTACGCCATTACCACCATTAGTATCAATAGTAGGAGCAGTTCCAGAGGGAACAGATGATGGGGGTCCACTACCACCTGCAGCACCAGCACCACCACCGCCACCACCGTATGTGTAACTTGATTGGTCACTAAGTCCTAATCCACCAGGAAATCCTTGTGCCAGTGGACCTGGATAATTAGTAGCAGGTCCTGGTCTACCACCTCTCGGATAGTCTCCAGCTGCACCACCAGAACCACCAGTACCGCCAGTGGTATTATAGTTCATTCCAGAACCACCACCTAAAGATGATATGGGTCCAAAAGATGAGTCATTTCCATTATTACCATTAGGACTACCTCCATTACCACCTCCACCAATAACAATTGGATATGATTGAACAGTAGCTGTTATCACAGTCTCTGCACTGTTTCCACCACCAGAATCTTCTCCTACAACTGATGATCTATAACCACCAGCACCAGCTCCTCCAAATGCACCACCACCACCGCCGCCACCGACAACAACGTACTCAACATTATCAGGCAAAGTTGGATTAGCTGATAATGCTGTTACATCAAAAGTACCTGATGAAGTAAAGATATGTGCTCTATAACTATTAGCACCATCGGTGTAATCATTAATGACACCACCAGTAGCTTGTATACCAGGTGGTAGATTATTATCAGTATCAGCTACTGTTCTCCAACCTCGCGTTTCACCAGCATAAACTTGAAGTCCAACATCTGAAACATAAATGATACTACCAACAGCGGTTCCAACACCAGCATTACGTCCAGAAGTTGTAGTAGTTCCTAAACCAACTGCTTCACTTTTAATAAAACTATTACCAACAGTAATCTGAGATGTGGTAATACCTAATGCATTCGTAGCAGTAGTAGCAGTGATTGCCGTTGTGGCTGTGGTGGCAGTGCCCGTAAGATTACCAGTTACATCACCAGTAACATTTCCCGTTACATTACCAGTGACATTACCAGTGACATTACCAGTGACATTACCCGTTACGTTTCCAACTATATCACCATCAACACCTTCACCACCAGAACTATTAAGTATACGATTTACCTTTATTGTGGACATATC